CCACACCAGACCTAGAACCAGCATCTTCTCCCCTACCATCCGCCACAGAAATACCTGTGACAGATTTGGCTGCGGGTGCACGTTCTCTATCATCTTCTTCGGCGCCCCGCCGCATCCTATCGAGTATGGTTCGTTGACGATCATTCTCATCGTTTATACCACGAAGTATGCTTGCCATTCCTGACATGGAGCGAGATACTAGCTCTATCTGCGGCGTGACCCTACGCTGTCCTGATCCAGGGATGATGCTCTGCGCTAATGTAAGGAGTGTGGAGGCGGCAGCATTAGACACCCTGGCGGTCTCACCAGGCTGCATGTACTTCTCTACTGCTACGGCCAACGATGCCAATCTATTTCTCCCTCTTAGCCTTCTCTTCCTCGATATAGTCTATTAACATCTTGACATATATGTCCCTCTCCCATGGGATCATCGCCTCAATCTCACCCAAGCTATACTTGTGGTGCTGCATCATCGCGAAGTTTAGCGAATAATAGTTCCCTAGAGTATTGTGAGAGAGGGCCATCAAAAAAAATCAGCCAGACCTTTGAGTGTGACCGTATCTTCTTGGCCGCAGCCAGAACACTTGTAGGATACGGTATGCTCTATGGTAGGCATGGTCTCAAAAAACTTCATCACTTCCATAAATTGCTTATTGCTCAATGAGCCGATGAATTGCCGTGCATCGTCGATGTTATCAGGCTCATAAACCTCTTCGTCATCATAGACACTCTCGATGCATCGGGTCACCAGGTCTAATTCATCTGCACCTTCAGCCATGCTAGCCTTGACATCGTCAATCGTTGGGTATCTTATCTTTAGCACAAGCTTGTCATTCAATGGTATGACCTGTTTATGAGTCTCTTGAAACTTTACCTCAACGTCATCAAGGTTTATCTCTACCTTGGTCACTGCATCGCAAGTTTCACCCTTGTAATTGACTCCATCAACATGCCTATAAGATAAGATGACTTTTTCACCGACAGACTTAGCACGAATCTTTAGAAACAGATATTCTATGTCAAAAGATGGTAGCTTGTCTATCTTGATATCTTCATCCAATATGCAGCTTGATATCACATCGATCATCGCACGCTGCATGTGCTCATAATCTTTTGATTCCATAGCAATTAAGAGGACTTTCTCCTCCTTCACCATGAAGGGCCTAAACTTGATGACCCTCTTGTTCGAAGGAAGGGTTGTCGAAAAAGTAGGTATAGCTATCTTAGGTAATGCCATATCATATCTCCATTATCAGATGCCAAACATCGATCCACGTGTCGCTGTCAAGCTGTTACGAAACTGCACTCCGGTTTGCTTTGCTAATCCGCTGACTCCGCCAGATAGACCGTTTTTTGTGAATAGCGATATAAGCGGTGAGAACCGATCCAAGGTGTTCACTGCTCCGCGAAGCAGTGACTCAAGACCATATAGATTCTCAAATGGAAGGGCATCAGGATGGCGTTCGGTTGCGATGAAATATCTCATCTGCACGTTTAGCTTTGCCGCGCCGTCAGCACCCCAATCCAGGTCAACGTCGCTGATGGTATGAGGGTATGCTTCTTCCAGCTTAACCCTATACTGAGGGAAAACATTCCTATCACCTGGCGCATTGAATATGTTCTGGTTAAGAGGATTGAAAACATCGATGACATCATTGACCAGCGACTTGACATCACCTCTGATGACAGAGGTAGCGACGTTCAGCCCGTTTATATTCTGAAACCGTGGCGACTCTGCAAATTGCATGACCTCGACTGATCCGATCATCTCATCATAATATGTCGAATCAAATCCGCCTGCCTTGGGTGCGCGACCTCCGCTCCTGCGGTAGCTAGCTAGACCACCAGAAGATATCGACATGTCTTGCCAGGCCATGAATATCTCGCGCTCGATCATATTCTCGCTTAGCAAGACCCTGAGAGTCATAGGTTGATATTGAAATGCATACGGCACCATTCTGGTGGGGCCATGGTATCTCTGATCTATCGTCTCTAGACTACGAGCGGGTAATGATGCCGATTCGATTCTCAGCGGAAGGAATGATGTATTGAAGAACCCGCTGATCTTAGAAGGTAGAGTTATCATCACGGAGAAGTAATTCGGGCGACCTACGCCTCTCTTACCTACTTCAGCCGAAAACTCTGATACATTGAACCTACGATTTGCCATTACTGAGTTTTCCTATAGCTATCTTTGTATACACCTTCGGTGCTGGAACCGACAAATCGGTGCAACGGCATGAACAGCGCTATGTCCCATGACTTTGGATCTATTCGATAATATCTCGTACGGACGTGACTGAATAGATATTTCTTCACACAAGGCTCATAGAACCTATATCTTGAGACTGACTTTAGCATCTTGTAAGATATCTGTAGGTGCGTCCTCTCATCATAATTCTCGTCGCTTATCACTGTATAGAGCGCATCCATCAGCCTGGCCCGAAGCCTCAGCGGGAGGTAATGCATGTTTAGACCCATGAACCCATCTTCTTTTCCTGCGCGACCGCCTGTCCTGACGGTATCAAACGGAATCACAAGCGGATAGCTGTCATAATATGGCAGCTTATCTTTCGTCTTTGGATCATATGCAAAGAGGTACATCTGGCCGATCATCGGTACGGTCACAAATGCGCTGCGATCTTCACGCATCAATGCATTTGGATTTACCGCTAGCCTGCTGGCCTGAGCGCGAAACCAGTTTCTGGAGTTCTGTTGCTGTGCCGGTAATAGACCTAGCTTGGAACCTTGGTCGAGTAGCCTATCAAAAGTTTGTGCCACCATCTATCGCAGCCTCAGTTCCTTCTCTGTGATTATCACAAAGTCCCAGCCTCTATCTGCGCAGTATTCCTGGGCAGCTTTCCACTTTGCGCTATTTATCCCATACCTCATCACCTCGGTCAGATATGCTTTGGTGGGTCTCTTTTTCCCTTCATGAGGTGGCGGGGGCCTAGTCTGAGCGAGAGGCTTTATCTCTATCATTTTCATTCTGACTGACCCGCCTCTATCGCGCATCTTCACGACGAAATCTGGAAAATACCTATGCCATTTACCATCGATTGGTGAGCGATATGGTACATGCATCTCCTCTGATGCCCATTCTAGGACATCAGGATTCGTGTCAAACTCGACCATGACCCTACGTTCCCACAGAGACCTGAATATTATATTGCTAGGATCCCCGCGGTATTTGTTTGGATTGGTCGGTTGGTATTTACCTTTGTATGCCATACCAGTTATGTATGGTAATAAATATGAATATAGCAACGAGGATAATTATAGCTCAGATGGCTCGTATCTTATCAGAACCACTACCTCGGATATTTGGTGCTGTCACAGAGCGCAATATACCTACGAGGTTTAGCTCATTATATTTCCCTAATGACTATCAGAGAATAGACCACTATGTCACATTCAATATACTCAAGTTTGAGAGCGTGACTAGAACTTCTGCATTAGATTCTGATAGACCTCTAGTCGGCAATAGACGTTCTGTTGCCAGCAGAAAACAGCTATCAATTACCTTACCAATGCCTAATGATTTGCAGACTTCCTATAATGCAAATTATCCTCCCACAGATTTGACTGCGGCAGGTGAGGTGCTTGCGACTGCTGCTTCAAACATCAGCATAGGTCAGATTGCAAGCGCCATGGGATCCGGATCCGGCATAGAACGGTTCATCTCTGGTGCTAGAGAATTAGCGCAACAGGTTGGAGGTGCTGCTGGCGCTGGCGCGGCCGGAACTGCTCTTGCCGCGGATGCTTTTGCTAGGACACCTGGAGCATTTCAAGCAGGTGCGGCCAACGTGACTGGAGTTGCTCGTAATCCGCATAAAGTATTGTTATTTGGTGGTGTCGATTTTAGAACTCATACGTTTTCATTTAGTTTGACTCCTCGTAATAAAACCGAGGCTGATAACATACAACGTATTATAACTGCATTTAAGAAGCACATGCTACCAAAATACGGATTAGGTGAAGTGATACCTCAAGGTGGGTCTCAGATATCTGGACTATTAGGACTTGAAAGTGGTTCTGCGGGATCAGCAATCACTGCGGCAGGTGCAACCTCACGCGCTTTTTTTGAATATCCTGACGTGTTTTTAATACAGTTTCGAGACGAGAAAAAACTTTTCACCATAGGTGAATCTGTGCTGGAATCATTTGGTGTAAACTATCATCCTCAAAGATATCCAGCTTATGTTAGATCATTGTCATCGCCAGGAGAATCAGATCCTGCATCAGTAGAGATTTCATTGACATTTAAAGAAACCGATATCGTTACACGCGATCAAGTCGAACAGTTTGGTAGGTGAAAAATGTCAAAATATTTTTCAAACTTTCCAGTGATCGATTACAAACTTCCACCTTTAGGTAGAACTACGACCGTAATAGATGTCACTAAAAGATTTGTCTTTAGAGATTTTTATCGTAGGAACTTTCTAAGCTTTTATCAATATGATGTGGTTGACGGAGAACGACCTGATAGTGTCGCGTATAAGTTTTACGGTGAATCTGAGTTGGATTGGGTCATATTATTGCCTAATGAGATACTTGATCCTTATTTTGAGTGGCCAAGGACTCAGCTAGAATTAAACTCATATATCAGATCAAAATATGGGGGCGTATCTGATGCTCAGTCACAAGTGCATCATTATGAGCAGATAATCCAGCAACGTAGCTCTATACAAAATGAAGACGGTGAGACGATCACGGTACCTGAGAAAACTTTGATAGTTGATCAAACTACATATGTCTCATTGTCACCTTCTGATAGAAAAGCTGTGACCAATTATGACTATGAATTGGCTAAGAATGAACGTTATCGCACAATATCTGTGATAGATCCAACTTACGTGCCAACCATAGTAGAAACTTTTAGAAACATATACGTCTGACATCATGTTACCTGAACAGAAAACGGGCACAGGTCTAATCCATGCACTGTCTATCAAGTCGACAACGACAGGGCAATCCATCGACATAAAAGGTATAACCACAGAGACCAATTACTATGAGTCGATAGATTCATCATCCATCACTATGACCCTAAGCGTAGTCGATGGATTAGGTCTTAGGACTTCTTTACCTATCATAGGTGGAGAAACCGTTTCATATTCTTTCTCGGACTCTGAACGAGGGTCACCCAAAGTCACAGGGTCTCAGCAGGTATATAAGTTATCAAACAAGTTTAGGGTATCACATAACCTAGACGGATATGACATGTTTTTAACCACTGAGGAGATGGTTAAAGACCAGTATACCATAGTCTCGACCACGCAAGAATCTTTGAACGTAGATCAGATGGTGCGAAAAATATTTGATGAACATGTGGCACCGATAACCAATAAGAAGCTGGTCACGTTAGAGCCTACGGATGGCCTATTCACCAGCACATATCCTAGGGTGAGCCCATTTACTGCGTTGAATTACCTGGCCGATGAGGCCAAGTCAGAAGATCGGCGCAGCTCATCAAATTATTTTTTCTTCGAGACTTCGAAGGGTTACCATTTTGCATCTTTTCAGTATCTAATGCGCCAGCCGCCTAAGAAGACGTTCTACTTCCTTGAGAGCAGGATACCTGGGGATAGACAGTTCGATAGAAATCGAGTGGTATCTATGGAGGAAGAGGTGGGATTTGATATCATGAATGGAGTGACATCCGGTCAGTTTGGCACCCAAGTCCTATCGATAGACCCTGTGTCTAAGAGATTTAGGTCATCTCAATATCTCTATAATAGAGATTATCAGCAGCTAGATCATTCTAGCGCATATCCAACGGTATCACCTCAAGTTTCACGTAGCCTTGGTACATCCATATCCAAGGAGAAGTTTATAATATCCGACTCGCATAGAGGCACAGTACCATTTGTGACCGAACGGGATTCGGATGCACAGAACACATTCAGGCGTAGACAAGATTTTCTTGCATTTGAGACAGCTTCGAAGGCAGATTTGCTATCTAAGGTAACCAAGTTGCTGGTGCATGGTGCTTCAGACCTAAACGTGGGTGACACGATAGAGATACGTATACCTCAGTCGGGTGAGAACCGAGTCTCTCGCCGACAGATGGATGGTTTTGCCGGAGGTAAATATCTCGTGACTGCGCTAGCACATCGCGTCGGTCCTATGGGTATCAGATATGGCACGGCGATAGAATGTGTGAAAGATGCATATTCACAGCCGGTTGATGGGAGACAATAGACATGCCGGTACGTGACGACGAGTGGCTTGGTACGAACGGCTTTACATGGTTCATGGGTATAGTCGAGGATCGCAATGACCCTCTTAGGGTTGGTCGAGTGCGCGTGCGATGCTTCGGTTGGCATACGGCAGATAAGACACAGCAGCCGACCGACACGTTACCATGGGCTGTTGTGATGATGCCGGCAAACTCCGCCGCCAGCAGCGGCGTCGGTAGCTCGCCGACAGGACTGGTAGAAGGTAGCTGGGTGGTCGGCTTCTTTATGGACGGAGCGAAGGCCCAGCAGCCGATGATCATGGGTACGTGGGTCGGAGTCGCAGGTGATGCTGGAGATGACACACAAGGGTTTGGTGACCCAAACGGTACTTACCCTGTCGCACAGAATACTCCAGACACTTCAGCCCTGGCGGTCGGAGGCACGGCCTATCTCAACCACTCCAGCACACAAGATCGTATGGCTAATAGAGTGACGGGTGTGCCGACTGCGACTCCGCCTAAGACAGACTCCGTTTCGCTGGTCGAAGAAGAAGAGTTTTATGAACCTAAGACATGGGATCAACCTCAGATCCAAGGTCTGACTCTCCCACCTCTATACCCGTTCAATCACGTTCGCACGACAGAAGCAGGTCATGTCTTTGAGATAGACGATACCGAGGGTGCTCGCAGGATCCATGAGTATCATGCATCTGGATCATTTCGCGAGATCCGAAATGATGGGACTCGCGAGACGCGAATAGTCGGGGATGACTATGAGATCATAGTGCGTGATAAGAATGTCTTGATATCAGGCGCATGTAACGTGACGGTCAAGGGCGATGCAAAGCTTATGGTCGAAGGGACGATGACGCAAGAGGTATCAGGCGATTATTACCTGGCGGTGCGCGGCTCGATGTACGTGAAGGTCGATGGAAACGAGGCCGTCGAGGTGGTCGGCACCTCAACTCGACAGATAAACGGCGCTGAGTCAAAGAGAGTATCACAAGATAGCACCGTCACCATAGGCGGAGACACTGTAGCAAGCTATGCCGGAACACATACGCAGACTAACCTAGGTGACATGTCGCTAACTCTTCAGGGAGACCAGTCTATCGCGATATCAGGTAAGTCGATCGTGGCAGTCGCAGGTGACATGCTGGTGGGGTCGGGCGCTAAGATGGAGGTCGCAGGTAAATCTTCATTCAAGGCAGGATCTCCTGGTCCTACAACGATCAAAGGCTCTAGGGTGGATCTGAACCCATGACAATAGCCATACACAGACAAGATGACAGCAGGATTTGTGGTGCCACCACTGTAGTCACAGGTCAGACCACCGTATATGCAAACGGTAAATTAGTCGCGGTCAACGGCGACAAGAATACCCATGGAGAAGGCGGCCTCATCGCTGCGACCAAGCAAGTATACATCGCAGGTAAGATGGTAGTCAACCTTGGTGATTCTGCGGCGCAAGATAATCTGTGTGGAGTAATCGGTCAACCTGCGACACACTGCGACCCTTATACGACAACCGGATCCTCTAACGTGTTTGTAGGTAACCCATGACCACACAAATAACGGAAGGTCTGGTCACAGCAGCGACTCGCCTGACAGCAAATACAGTATCTTGCGGTGTTGGTGGAGGATTAAGCTCATTCCGTGAGACCATAGGTGAAGTGACCACTACGATTAATCAGGCTATCACCGCAGCGAATGATGTCATCGCGGCCGTGCAGAACTTACCCACGCTGATAGCACAAGAGGTGTCTACGGCCGCCGAGTCACTCCTGAATAACCTGGTGAGCGAGCTAGAGATACCAGAGGCCAAGCTACCTGATGAGATCAGAACTCTGCTGGAGCTGGTGAGTGATCCTGGTGCATTCATCGCGAAATATCTTGATATTGCTGCATTATTTCCTAATGTCGACCTAGATAAGATCCTCAATGATATATTGACGATACCAAACTTTGACATATGCTCGATGGTACCAAACTTTCAAGTGATAAACGGAGAGGTTGCTGAGAGGGCTGCTGAGAATCCGCCACCGACAGGGAATGCGACAGAGTCACCTGCTCAGGCTGAGATACCCGCAACACCTACCCCTGAGCCTCCGCCTAATACTTCGGCCGCATCACAGCGGGTGATAGTTGAACAGCTCCCTCCCGTGGGTGAGAACCGTGGCTTGACCGAGCAACAGAGGCAATCGCGAACATCACAATATTCTGCTGAGCTTGATGAAAATAACAATCAACGGGCTGCGCTTCTAGCACAGCTTGAAAATGCTGTTCCAGGGTCGGCTGAATATAATAGTCTGCTTGATGAACGCGATCGTCTAAATGAAGAGGCTGCGCGGATCAGAGCAGGTAGACCTAACTAAGTATCCCTGTGTCGGCAATACCGATTATACAGGTAAACACTCAGGTTGTCAAGGGCCTTTCTTGGTTCCTGATAAATATGCCACACACGGAGAGGTTGCATGGCCGGCGCGATCAAGACCCCTGTATTCAAGGATTTCGACCTGAACATGAAAGTTCACCCGGTTACGGGTAAGCTTGTCACCCGCAAGAACGCGGACTCGGTGAAGCAGGCCATCA